CCATCCACTACGAATCCTCCCTTGTGGTGCTGGACGGACAATGCCGGCAACCGGTTTACTTTCAACGATGGCGGTTATGTGCTGACGGGTGAGGTAAATACTGCTGAATATGACGTATTAGCTGAACCGGGAAGAGATGGTACGGACGGAATCAATGGCACCGACGGTGTTCCCGGTACTCCGGGAAAGGACGGGAAGACCTATTACACGTGGATACGCTATGCGGATGACGATCAGGGAAACGGAATCAGTAATGATCCCACAGGAAAAGCATACATCGGACTGGCATACAACAAGGAAACCGCTGTGGAAAGTAACAATCCGTCCGATTACAAATGGAGTGACATCAAGGGCGAACCGGGCGTTCCGGGTGCTGTCGGTGCCGACGGGAAAACCTATTATACATGGATAGCCTACTCGGACAACGCGGACGGAAGCGGAATGTACCAGCAGCCGAATGACAACACCAAATATATAGGCATCGCGGTAAACAAGGAAACCGCCACGGAGAGCAGCAATCCTACCGACTACACGTGGTCGCAATTCAAGGGCAACAAGGGTGACAAGGGTGACGGTTACACCCAGATGGGGCAGTTCAAGACCGGAATGGTTGTACCCAAAATGGGCGTTGTTTCAATGGGTGGCGGCTCTTATGTAGCCAAGGCATCCACTACGAATCCTCCCTTGTGGTGCTGGACGGACAATGCCGGCAACCGGTTCACGTTCAACGATGGCGGCTATGTGCTGACGGGTGGAGTAAACACCGCAGAATATGATGTATGGGCCGAAAAGGGCGATACCGGAGCAAAAGGCGACAAGGGTGATGATGGTGAAAAGGGAGACAAAGGAGATAAGGGAGACAAGGGAGATCAGGGCGTACAAGGAATACAGGGATGTATTATACGGTCTTCCGAGTGGGCGTCCGGCGTGACGTACAGGAATGACGAGGACCTTACAAGTGGCACGCGGTATATTGATATCGTAATGGTGAGAAACAATAATGCGGTGGACGGATGGGATGTTTATAAGTGTATCAAGACCCATACATCGTCATCTTCCATAACCTATGCCAATACCACCTATTGGACGGAATTAAGCAATGTCGGTCCTATCTATACCAGCCTGATAATAGCCAATAATGCCAGTCTTGATTTCGTCCAAGGCAATGAGTTATTGATTAAGGATGCAAATAATAATATTGTAGCCGGTCTTACAGGAGGAAGCAGCAAGGAAGCCGGTACGACACCTGTAAGGATATGGGCTGGAGGTAGTGTTCCGGGCAGTGCTCCGTACCGGGTGAATGAACTGGGTGAATTTGTTGCCACGAAGGCAAATGTGACAGGTATAATCACTACCACTCTCTCCTATTCACCGGGAAGCGATATGGATAGTCTGGCTGATTCGGAAGGCAACATGACTGTGAATCCTTCCACTCAGGGATCTACATTCTTTTCCGCTGATGGTCTTGGCGGAACCATAACCCTCCCTCCCGCATCATCATGGAACGGATTGAAACTGGAGTTTGTAGTAGACATGACATCAAGGGTGGCTAAGAACCCCGACAAGTACAAGGCTACGAACTATTTCTGCGGATTGACGGGATCATATAACAATAAGACAGAAATTCAGATGGCAAGGCCTTATGTTTTGGAGATGAGGGCCTTTAACAACCATTGGTATATAACACGTATGGATTTAATTGAGTGAAAGATATGATATTACAAGCAGGTTATGATTGTTATCTGACACAGGTTGAGGATATGCCTCTGTCGGAACGAAGATTTGAAAATCAGGTATTGATAAACAGCCCTGAGGATGTGGCTGTGTGGAAAGAGATCACATCGAAGCAGAAGGAGCAGATGATTGCCGAAGCATCATTTATTGATGTGGCGGCTATAGACGTTGAAGCACTTGACCGTGTGGATACGCTGCTCAATGATATCTCAGCGAATATCAACAATGCCGGGCTTACTACAGAAGAAGCATTGTCGAAGAAAGACTATTTTCCGGCATGGGAGGATCTGATAGGTACAGAGGTTGATGTGTCGTTCCGGTTCCGTTATGATGGTACACTCTACGAGGTTGTACAGAAACATACACCGCAGGAGGACTGGAAGCCGGGAACGGGTACGGAATCCTTGTACAAGGTTGTGCAGATAGAACACTCCGGTACATTGGATGATCCTATACCTTGGGTACATAACATGGTACTGGAGGATGGCAAGTATTACACCGATAAGGAAGTTCTTTATCTCTGTATCCGTGACAGTGGAATAGGCATGGCATTCGATTTGGAAAATCTTGTTTCGGGTGGCTATGTTCAAGTGGTAGAAAATCAAGTAGTAATAAATAATTAAAAAAAATACGATTATGGCAGATAAAAAATTAAATGAAGTATCGCAGTTGACGGACTTTGATTATGCGTTGGTTGTAAAAGGAAATGACGTGGCAAAAGTTACAAAACAGCAATTAGCTACAATCCTGGGGGGACTGTTGGGGATAAATGATACGTGGTTAAGGTTCAGAAATGAGGAAGAAATAGAATCTCAAGACGAATTA